CTGCTGGCACCACCTACCGCGGTATTCACCGCTGGCGGTCGGTAGCCGCTGGTGATGATCACCGGCTTGCCGTCGAACTGCGTCCGCACCCGCTCGAGGAATGTGGCCAGCTCCGCGGCGATGTCCACCTGCCCCTGATTGTCGAAGCGCCTGGCCTCCTGATCAAGCGCAAACTCACCCAGCCGAATGTGTGGCGTGATCCGTGCGCTGAACGAGCTGCCAGGGCGCAGCTTGGCGGGCTCCTGCTGCAGCTGTGGCGCATGGCTGCCCCAGAGCTTGCCCTCGGCCCTCCTGCGGCGCAGCAGACCAGCTTCCACGTTGGTGCCAGGGTTGCGGTAGAGCTCCAATGCAGCGGGCACCGCAGCCCAGTCACGATCACGCAGGCAGCCGGTGATCCTCCAGAAGCCAGCCAGGCCAACGAAATCAGGCCCCAGGTTGTAGCCAAAGCTCACCAGCGCTGAGCGCTGGTTGTCATCCATCGCTTTCCAGTGCGGCACTGTGGTGGCCAGCGTGGCGGCAATGCGGTCGATCTCTTGGCGCAGCAGCAGATCAGCCTCTATCACGGTGATCTTGTCGCCGCGTTGCACCTTGCCACCGTGCTGATAGCGGGTTGTTCCATAGCCGATTGTCCAAGGGTCGCCCCCGCTCAACGGATCGGGATAGGCGCTCAGGTGGCAGCCCTCGAACTCTTTGATCAGCGCGATTGCAGGCGCCAAATCAGTCTGCTTGCCATCTTGGCTCCAGGTCTCAAACCATGGCCGATCACGGCGCATAGCCACCGCGTAGCCATTTGCCATCAGATCACGCGCTAGCTCTTCGATGGCTGCAGCCTGATGCGGCAGCCCCCGGTAGTACCTGAACACCTGCTCAAGGCTGATGGGCGCCGTGTTGCTCATTCCCGTCTCCATGGGGCTTTGATCTGCATTGCACCACCCAGCAGCCGGCTGTCGCCCGTCTGCAGCGTGTCATCTATCGGCTCGTGTGTGATGGCCGGCTCAGGGTCAGCAGGCTGCGCCGCGTGCCATTCACGCTCAGCATCATCCAACCTGCCAGGGAGCATGGTCTCAAACCACCATTCGCGGGCAGCCTGCTCCCAGGTCTTGCCTAGAGCTTTTTTCCCTTGATCGCCCGCAGTGCGTGAAAGATCAGCTGGATGATGCTGTTGTCCTTCAGTGGGGACAGGGCGATCACCTCACTGGCTGCAGCGATGATGATCCAGAAGGCCGGGTGCTGGAGGAAGTCCATTGTGCTAGGGCTTTGCTTCCAACTTAGAGACTCGCTGCTCAACCGTCGATAACCGTCCGAAAGTCTCGCGGCGGTCTTCTTTCATGTCGGCGTGCAGCACCTCCAGCTGAGTGGCAATGTGCTCGACAGCGCTGGTGAGTCTGATCACGGCATCCCTGGCCTGATCACTGCGCCGGCTGAACCCCATGGCGCCCATGGCTGCCACAGAGATGGATGCGCCGGCCACTGCGGCAATGACTTCGATCATGGCGGCAATGACTGCAACAACAGGCTACTAGGTGGCAATGACGCCAACGGTGCGCAGTGCTGCCAAGGCTGCCTCCAGTTTGGCTTCAAGCTCGACGCAATACTCGAGCAGTTCAGCGACGGTCGGCGTGCTGGCATCTGCGATCGTCACCGACCCATCAGGTGTGGGCAACGTGCCGCTTGTGGCCGTGGTGGTGATATTGGCGATGGCGGTGCCGGAATCGATCGCCAGCGTGATGCTGCCGCTGCCGTTGGTGACACTGATGCCGGTTCCAGCGGTCAGCGTGGCCAGGGCGTAGCCAGTGCCGTTGCCAATGAGCACCTGCCCGTTGGCTGGAGTGGATGCCAGGCCGGTGCCGCCATAGGCCACCGCGATCGTGTCGCCAGTCCAGGTGCCATCAATCGGCAGATACGTCAGGCTGTTCCAGTTGGTGGCGCCATCACCGATCTTCAGCTTGTCCGTATCACTCTCGTGGCCAAGCTCACCGAGCAGTAGGATCGGGTTGGCTGATGTCCAGTTGGCGGCGGTATCAGTCCGCTGCGCCATCTGCACACGGATGGTTGTTGCGGTCATGATTCAGCACCTCCAGCCTGCAGGATAAGAGTGGCGGCGGTCGCAGGATCAGCGTCGTCGCCATCAAGGATGAAGGGTGCCGTGCCGGTCATGGCGTAGGAAGTGAAAGCCTCCTCAGCGCCAAGTGTGGCTGGTTCGCCGGTGAGCGCATAGATGAGGAAGTTACCGATCAGCGCCACCAGCTCAACGGTCACATCAGTGAACACGCCAGACTGCACCTCTTCTGGCTTGCTGCCATAGCGGTAGAGACCATCAGCAGGCATCACGTCGCCGCCATTCCACAGTGCAGGGGCAACGGTGAACGTGCGGTGGCTGCCAGCTGAGTCGATGTAGTGCCGGCGAATCAGCCTCACCTGCGTCTGCGTGAGATTGGTGTAGGTCAGAGTGATCCGGTAGTTGCTTTGGCGCAGGCTGTGCCTGAACAGCACCGGCGCACCGTTCTGCGTCTCCTCTGCTGAGACGTTCAAGCCGCCCAGGTCATAGCTGACGGAGTTGGGCTCCAGATCGGGGAAGGCGGTCATATCAGGTACGGCGGCAGGAGCTGCAACTCAACTGTGGCGCTGATCACGTCGCAGGTCTCATCAATCTGTGGCGGCGAGAGGTAGCGCCACAGATAACCGGCCGGGAATGTGACGTTGGTGGCGGTGAGCAGGCTGCTGGGCAGGTCAAATGGCCCAAAGGTGCCGTGGAGTGCGTAGTGGCTGATGACGCTGAACTTCTCTGCTGCGGTCATTGCCGCGAAGGTCATGCGCAAAACATGAGCAACGCTGGCATTACTGTGTCGCACGCTTGCTTCGTAGCCGTCAAGCACAGCAAACTCGCTGCTGGCATTGGTGCCAGGTGTGTAGGTGCGAGAGGCGGGCTGCAGCGCAGGGAACGTGGCCATGGTCACCTGCAGCTCACTGTATTGGTGTACCGGAAGTTACTGATAACCATTTGACCAACTGTACAGCCGACTGCACCGAGCGTGCCGAAGGCAACCGCCACGGCAATCGTCTGACCAGCAGTGAATGATCCTTCAGTCTTAGAAATAGTGAAAGCGAAAATCAACGAATCAGTGCAAGCATACGCGCCGAGCGTCGATGCGTCATAAACAGAATTGCCAATCTGAATCCAGTCAACGCCAATTTCTTCTTTCCACGTACCGATGGGCGCATAGCCGCAGAGCGGAGACAATGCAGACCATTGCCGCCTGACGCCATTTTTGTAGACAGTTGCCCCAATTGTGTAGACATCGGTAGTATCGTTGTAAAATGTGCCGTCGTATTCACAAATAGTAGTCTCACATTCACAGGTATCATCTACAACACCTCTTATCTTGAATGACACCTCGAACTGCGTTGTGCATTCAAACGGTAGCGTTGCGGCAGTCTGGCCTAACTTTCGTGGCGGCCCCCAGCCATCTGGTGTAGATGGATCCTTACAACGGCCTTCTGCAAGCACCAACAAGCCAACTTCACCGCTCGTCAACTGTACGGTGTACTCATTCTGGCCATTAACTTGATCGATGCAAACAACATCAATGACTTGTCCTGTCGTCGGATCCAGATACGAATAGCAAACCTGCCCGGTTTCTTGATCAACAGCACCAACAGGCCCTGAGCAAGCCAGATCCTCGGCGTTGACCGCAAGAGTATCGCCAACCTGAGGCGCACCATCTGGTCCTGTGCCGCCAGTGATGTAGCCGCTACCGCCACCGCCCTGATCGAGTGACTGCTCAAGCGGATCAACTGGATTGCCCCATCCGCCTATCGGCGTTTGCCCGCCGATAGGCTCCCCAGCAGGCTGGCTCACATTAGTCCCGATCGGTGAATCGCCACCAGTTGCCCATTCATCATCAACTGGCGGATCAAGATCAACGGTTGTATCTGTCAGGTCTGGCGTGTCATCAAAAGCCGGGAAGTCAATGCCTTCAATGCCCACATCAATACCCGGTGTAGAGCTGTTGTCATCGCAGCTGTAGTCACTGCGACCTGATGCGATCACCACGCCAGGCGCCGTCGCAGCGGCCACCTCAAGCGCCACCAAGCTGCGGCCCTGCGCATCAATCGGGAAGTGCGTCAGATCAAAGACGCAGGCACCGCTGGCCGTCTTCTCAATGCGCTCGATCTCAT